CGCGTTGCTTGTTGTTTATGCAAATGATGTGATTGACGGTAAACTACTTGAAAATGATAGAATTACAATTTATGGTGGTTATGTTGGTCAGTATTCATACACATCTACATTGAATAAACCGATAACAATTCCACAAGTTGAAGCTGTTATGATTGATTTACACGATAACAATTAAAATATCACCGGGAGTATTACACTCCCGGTATTTTTATGTTTAGATTAATTCGCAATCGCTGACATTGACTGCCGCAAATACAGCACCATTGAAGCTAAGGACTGCTCTATCCCCGTCAAGCTGTGTGACTTCATAGCCGCTGTCATTGTGCCATGCCTTAATTGCCGTGCCATTGTAGTCAGTATCGCCGTTGAAACGGACGGTATCGCCCACAGAAATGCCGCCGCAATCCGAACTTTCTTCTGAATCGTCAGAATCATCACTGCCGCCGCCAGCAATGCAATCATCATTAATCCAACCTGTGCCATCATCAATCAGATATGGGTTTCTCGCACCGTCAACAACTCGTGTAATTGTGCCGGTCGTATATGTAGGCTTTAATGCTTCTTCTGACGTTGAAGATACATAGATTGTATCGTAGTTTACGGTATCGCCTACAGAATAGCTGTATCCACCGTCCTCTGTGTCTTCTTCATCGCCGCCGCAGTCGCCCGAATTGCTATCAGAATCACTGCCGCCGTCAACTTCCGGCAACTCGCCGTACCAGTAATTC